TAAAATATACGTGTTTATGGCCGAATTTCTTCTTATATAATGATGACCCTGAATATCGCTTAACTGCGTCTTTTTATGCCACCCACTACCGTCTACTTCTATCACTTGAGCGTTTCTTTTTAGAGCGTAGTTAATAGAGGCACCCATTCTGGTTTTTAGGCTTTCACTATCAGGTGAGCGGAAGTCTGTTTCTTCTGTTTGTATGATATTTGCATTTGCAACAATATCAGTCATGTCCTCTCCTTAGACAAACCTATAAAAAGGTTTTAAATCACTAGGCATACCCGATTCTACTTTATCAGTATTATCAGGCGTGAAGCCTATATCTGTTTCCACTGTGACTGTTGTTCCACTTATATTAAGTATTACAGTCTCAACTGACTCTGTAAAATTAGAGCGCCTTATTATAATAGTATCTGTTTCAAATAGATCAGTTGTATCGCAATCGAATACAAAATTACTTGTACCGGATATAATATCCTCTACGGGGCTTATAAACGTGTGTAGTAACTTTTGTCTATTATTGCAGCTATCGTATGGCGCAAAGTCCATAACTGTGCCGTCTGGCGTTATAGTTATTGTTTCCTGGAATTGAGCTTCGTTTTCATTCCCTGGATTAAACCCTATTAAGGTTAGTATTTGTGAAGCGGTATAATCTACGTTATGTAATTGTACTTTGCCGCCTATATAGTCAATCCACTTGTCTTTTTCTTTTTTAGATCCATTAGTACTAAAGCTTTGCTCTATTAAAATACTATTACTTGAAATACCCGATACAACATTTGAACTAGGACTAGTCGTGGCAAATCTATCATTAGAAGAAAAGTTTGTCTCAAGAAGATCTAGAGTTATTTTTCCGTCTTTTATGCCTGTGCCCTTATTTGTTACTTCAAAGAGTATATCAGTCATGACACTTTTTCCACTCTCTAAGTCTGGTATTTTTATACCTACAAGGCTTACAACGTCACCTATCTCTATAGTGTTACCTTCGCGCCACGCTACTTGAACACCTGAAATATTACGAGCGCCAAACTTATAACGATCCAGTACCCTTCTTGATATGTTGTTTATTATGTTTTCTGTATCGCCGCTAGATCTAAAGCCGTTCGCCTCTACTTTTAAGGACTTTCTTCCAAGCCCTACCCGCCCTGTAGAATCGGTATTTAATCTTGACTTATACTGCTCATATTTTCCCTTAACTGGATTATATTCATACTTATAAGAGATTGCATTGTAAAAATATTGGCCTGATGTTCTCTTTATTTTAAGGCTGGTCATATTGGTAATGCTATTTGGGCCTAACTCTATAAGTTTTTCGCCAGCCAGAGGCGGTCTAGTAAATTTAACATTAACTCTTGCTGTTGGTATAAAATAAAGAGCGCAAGGTTTTGCTAATTCTCTCTCCATAAACTCTTTTACGTTTATCTCGTCTTCTATATCTATAGCTATTTCTGGTAAACCTAAATCTATCTCATTCTTTGTTTCTAGTACAGCGTTCATGTCTATGTCTTTTGGGAGCATTCCTAATCCAACTGGATAGAGATTAAACTGACTTGTAATAGAGATAACCGCGCTTGTTGATGTTTCTAGTGTCAACTCCGCTCCGTCCACCACTATATAAGAGCCTTCTGATACATTAACAACCTCTAAGACATTTTTATCTGTAAAGTTGTTTTCAGGATTAGAGGCGCTTATGCTTGTAATCTTGTCACCTGGTATTACTTGGTGCTTCTTGAAAATATCTACGCCCTGAAACCATACAGCGTTAGTAATATCCCCTGTGCCTGTTCTGACAAAAGATTCAGCATCTAAAGATAAATAACTTGAACCATCACCATTAGATAGCATAAGCCTTAACATCATCTCTATTGGTTGTTCAGCCAGCCTAAAGTGACTTGCGACATCAGAGTCATCATTATGTGGGGCAGAACTGGATTCTAATTGATTTCTAAGAACAGTAAATACATCCCCAGCTCTAGAAATTATTTGCATATACTCGTCTTCTATTTTTAAATAACTCTTAAATCCCTCGGCTTGTTGCTCTAGGGTTGGCACTATAAAATCTATTCCATCAATCACCGTTACAGTGTTGGTCGTGTCATCTATCGCGCCATTAAGATTGGTAGATACTTGCTCGAATAACTCTTGTCTCTTTAATTGATCAGGGTGCGCAACGTCCAGGATAAAAGTACCATGTGTTTGCTCAATACCTTTTATTATTCCTTGAAATATCAACTGCGAATCAGTTGGGTGTTCTGCTCCTACGTAATTGAGATATAACTCAACTCTTTGGCCAAAGATATCATCTATTAGATTTCCGCTTGTAAAGAGGTTCGTTAATTCATTTGATTTATTTATTAATTCAACTTTAAAGTTTTGAACTGAACCAGCGCCACCCTTATCTATTAGCAGTTGGTTTTTTATAGATTTAGAGGTTCCTTTCCATGAAATATAATCTCTAGAATTTCTACTTTTAACAGCAGTATCAAAATGCAACGGAGGATCTTCATCAAATTCAAAAGGCGGGTCTGCATCAAATGTTAATGGAACTAATATATCAGATGTTCCAAATAATAAATTATTACCGTCATCCCCTACGATCCCTTCTATTTCAAGTATCAACTGCGGCTCAATAGCTTGCCCGCTTGATAAATTTCTAGCTGCTCTAGTTTGCTCTACTGTCACTGACCTAGCTTCCCTTTTATGTATGCACCTACTACACCGAAAACCATTGAGACAACCGCCGTAAGTGTTGTAAATTTAACCTTCATTGTGTTAACATCCAGCTTAATGCTCTGAATTTCTTTCCTGTTCTCTCTTATTTCAGTTATAAGTAGTTCAAAATTCTTGCTATTCATATTAATAACCCGCCACCGATAAATGACCACCTGAATTACTTGTAATAGTTCCAAATGGGTCAGGTAGTGTTGTACTGTATGTTACATTTCTATATACTTGCCCACCGCTTGACGTGTTATTAAACGAGGATTCTACTGCACAATTATTATCACTCCAGGTAGTTATCCAATAATCAGTATCTTCCACTAGATTGACCGAACCATCTAGGTCAAAATATCTAAACCTAGCCTCCGAACCACCTACTGCCACAGCATACTCGGAAGTCTGAGCGAGCAATGCGCCTGGCACACCTGCATTATCTGAATATATACCCATGATTAGATTTCTTCCCGCAGTGTTTGAACCTAAAAGAACCCCTAGTCTTGTTATTGTTGCACCCAGCGGAGATGTTACTCTCGTAGCATGATGGTGATTTGTACCCATAACAACGGCTGAGCCTATAGTTCCATCGAAACCTATTTTTTTAACCCCTGAACCTGCCGAGGCAAGCAAGTCGCTTAAGTCAATCTTTTTTAAATTACCCGCATCGCTTGTGTCCGATATTAAAATAAAATCTCCTGCAACACCTGTGACAGTTGATTTGTTTGTTATGGCTATCTTATTTACTGCAAGCGACGTTGAGCCTGTTACTTCTCCTATGTGAGTAGCGTTTGTAACTTTGGCAGTATTTGCCGTTACACTGGCGTTAGCTGTTACTCTGCCCTCTGTGTAATAAAAATTTACTGATCCTTCTGGCAGTGCGTCCGTATCGGGAATACTTTGCTCGTCTGATTGACCCCATACAGACCCGTTGTTATAGCACCAGTCACCGACTTTAAAGGATATATTACCAGCACCAAAATCCACCGTTCCGGCAACTGTTGTTCTATATACGCCCCCTAGAGCGTTTATATCTGTATCGCTCAGTGTCGGTGTATTTGTTGAAGCATCCCAGTCTCCTAGGAATTCCATCATATTAGTAGGGAGCTGGTCGCTTGGAACCTTACCAGACCCGTTTAAGGTTGCTAAGCCGTTAGGTTGACCATAATCATCCTCAATATCGGTAATTCTACCTTCATTTGCCGTAATATCATCTAAGTTTGTCTTAACTTGTGCGTCTAGTTTTCCTATGGCAACTTTTTTATTATCGCCATTTGCAATTATCTCTTCGCTTGAGTAAGTTTTCCTATTTGCATCACCTTCGGTTTCACCAGATGAATCAGCTACTTGATTTATAAAATCCTGAGTATCTAAGATCTGAGTAGAACCACCATCATTAAGCCCAAGGGTTCCCGTTTTTTCATCATTGGCCGTCTTACTTACATAAGCGGTATTAGTATTATTACTCGTAACTTTACTTTTAAAATTAACAGTCATATTAGCTCACTTCCCTGAATTTTATCGGCCCAGTAGAATATGTTTCCTTCCACTTTTTATCCTCTTTTAATAAAAATTTTGTTCCCTTCGAGTCTTCGGGAGTTCTATCCAATATGCACTTGTTGAACGTATCAGGATCGGCTTCATCTGGCACAAACTCAATAGGCGATTTCGTTGTAATATAAAGCATAAGGAGTCTTAAATCTGACTTTCCTGTTAAGTTCTCCCTTATACTAGACCCCTTGGATAACTCGTAATCTGTTGCAAACTTGATTTCGCAGTTCATTATTTTCTGCGACCCGTATTGAACAACCTCAACGAAGTCACCACTTGCCGGAGTGTTAAGAATTGCAGCTTGAGCGCCTTGCTGGTCTTCAAAATCTACATAGTTTTGAAGAAAGTACTGAGTATTATAAATAGAACCACTAGAACTATCACTCTCATAAGATGGTGCGCCTGATACATCAGAGCCAGTAAATCCGGCTAAGGTGTATGCGCTTGTTGTGACCTGTGAAGATGATGTGACTAAGATTGAGAAGTTACTGTCTGCTGTTATAGTGAGCTTTCTAGTAGCTCTATTTATTGTTACGTTATAGTTATTTGCTACAGTAGTGAACTCATTTAAGGCTCTTGTTAATTCTGTCGCAAAGCTCGTTAAAGTATATGCGCCTACATTAAGTTCTACTAATATTTCGCCTGAACCTTCATTTATTCCGAAATAAAAATTAGTATTATTAACCGTGTGCCCATAAATAAAGGCGCTATGAGTTGTTATCATGCAAAACTCGCATTGTTAATTGTTCCACCCGATTCTGTAAGTTGTTCATTTAAGAAATCTAAAATTGAAGCTTTTGTTTCGTCGTTATTAAAGATATTACCCTCCACTGTCATTGCTATACTAGGGCCAGAGTTTTGTATTTCTGGCTCTAGAAAATCACTTGTCAATGCTGTTGAGGATTCTATCGGAGCTGAAGAGAAACCAGAAGAACTGCCTCCGCCTCCGCCGCCAGCTCCACCACTTGCACCAAGTGCCCCAGCTAAAACCTTTAAAGCGGCACCTGCTCCTATAATCGGCCCACCCATTGAAGGGCCACCAGCATAAGGATTGACTGAAATAGCTAAACCCTGTTTAATCATTGAGTCACCAAGTGCCCCGGCCATATCTCCGATTACACCTTTTACAACTCCAGCGAAAGCGTCAAATGCATTTTCACCTTTTGCCAGTGCTGCACCTATTGCTCCAAAGCCCTTGCTGAATGTATCAAATAATCCCTTCTTTGCTATTTTTCCAACCTGGATTGCATTAATGCCCATTTTTTGAAAAAAGTCTGAAAGCATTTTGCTTTTAAATATTAAATCACCTGCAAATTTAGTTGTTGATGCATCCATTATTTGTTGACGTTGCGATTCTGCTGCTATTTCTATTTGAGCTTGTCTTTCGTTAAACTCCTGCGCCATTAATAATTTCTGTTCGTCAATGGTCATTTGTTGCTGAGCTAGTAGTTCGCTTTTTATTAACTGTTCTTGGGCCACTAAAGCGGTCTTCTCTTTTTCATTTATGCCCAATTGTTCTAACTCAGCTCTATGGCCTTCTGCTAGTACTAATTGCCTACCAAGAGAAACTTCTCTTACGTCGTTTATAGAACTTAAGTTTAAATTCTTTGCTCTAAGTATAGCGCCTATTCTTGCAGACTCTTCTGCTTTTCTGGCGTTGTCTCTTATTTTCTTTTTACTATCTTCTTTCTTTTTTTCGTCTTCTACTTCCGTGTTATTGGATTCTCTTATTATAGATTGTTGCCTAGCTCTGGCACTCTTTAACTCTCCCAGTCTAACCTTGAGAGATTTAAATATTTCCTTATTTGCCTCAGCGAGTGGCGATCCTTTTTCCTGTTGCGCCTGTAGCTTTTTAAATTGAGGTATTAACTTATTTATCTCTATAGCAAGTCTTGAACTCTCTTCTCTGGCCGTTTCAAGGGCACTTTTCTTTCTTGTCTCGGGAGTCAATGCTTTGAATATTTCCCTAGCACCTTTAAGAAAGGTAGTCATTGGCCCTTCAGCAACCTGAAGCAATGTAACGCCAAAGGCTTGAACCTCAGAAGCAAATCTACTTAATTGAAAATCAAAAGATTTCTGTATCTCTCTTGCGGCTTCCGCCGTTGCACCAGCACTGTCATTTGTTGCATCTAGTATTCTTTTAAAATCATTGAAGTCGCCGCCAATAATTTTCATTACACCCGATAAACCTCTGACGTTTCCGAATAGAGCGCCGAGTGCTTCATTGTTACCTTTAGTTTTATCAGCTACATCTCTTAAAAATCCGACAAGTCCCTTGGCTCTTAAGGCTGTCGTTGTAAATTCTATACCTAAAAGATTGGCTGTTTTTCTAGCATCATCCGATGGCTTAATAAGGGATGTGATAACACTTCTTAGAGCTATAGTTGCCTTAGAAGTTTCTATCCCACCTTTTGTTAATGCAGCAACTGTACCAGTTAATTCGTTAAAATTTACACCGGCACTTGAAGCAATAGCACTTGTATTGCCTAAGAAATCAGCAAGCTCACCAAAGGTTGTCTGCCCTTCTCTAACTGCCACAAATAAACTATCTGAAGCTTCCTGGGCCGTTAAGCCTGATGTAGCATAAGCATTCATACTTGACACTAAAGATCTAGAGGCTGTATTTATATCTACTAAACCAGCAACAGCCGCCTGATTAGATACTTTTAAAACTTCCAACTGCTTAGATGTCGTCTTAATACCAGCTGATACAATTGAATAAAATGCTTTAGCTTGCATTTGTGAAGATGATGCAAATTGCCCAGCGAACTGACTAAATATAGCGATCGATTCTTTTGTTAGTTTTTGATTTTGAGGCAGTATCGAATTTACTTCAGCGATAGACTTTGTAAACTCTCTCATATTATTAAATGCTGATCTTACAGAATTGGTAATAAGTCTAAATCCTGCGAACCCTGCTGCAAGACCTATTACGTTATTTCGCATTTGTTTAAAGAGATTGTTAGTGCCTCTAACTTGTGCTGTAACACCCTTATTAAAGTTTTTCCCAAACTGCTTACCAGCTACTTGACCAGACTTACCAGCTTGTTTTTCTGTCTCTTTTATTAGGTTAGATTTCTTATCTTTCCTAAAAACAATATCTACAAAAACCTGATTAGACATTCATTAACCTCCTTATTTCCTTGGCAGCATCTTCTGTTGATAAAATCTCCTGACTGTTTAACTCACTGGGAATTGCTATATTCCTAACTCTCTTGTAAACATCCTTTCTATCTTTAGCACTCATCTTCGGATAAGAAATCATTTCGAAATTAACCAACTGCTCTTGACTCTTTACTATCTCCATATACCTAAGAGCTTTTTTAAATCGCTCTGCTGGCATATTAAGCACATATTCATCAGTCCAACTGTAGAATCTAGCTATGCTATAGACACTAAAGCCAAAAGCATTTACTTTCCCTGCGTATTACCACACACTGCACCTACTAACTGCTGTAAGTGATCAAATTCCATATTAGAAGTAATCTTCTTTGGGATCCCTTGCTTAGTTAGCATCTTAAACGTGTAGTCAGCTGCCTCTTCATTTTTACAGTCCATAAGTTTCATTTGATAGTCATTAAGCTCTTGAGCTGTTAACTTTTTCACCTGAAACTTCTCGCCGTAAATATCCATATTAAATACTGTTCTTTTAAATTGCATAAAAACTCCTGTTCTCTCTTGGGGGGTTTGTTATTTATTGTTAAGCTAAAATTTCACTTTGAGTCCAATCACCAAAAGCGATTAGGTTAACTTTCTTATCAATACTTGAATCTAAATAAGGTTTAAAAGAAACATTTAAAACCTGTTGATCACTACCTGAATAATTAATGTCTGCTGGAAGTGGGGCGCATGAATGAAACACAACGTCGCCCGTATAATCGTCCTCACCTTCTAACCTGATTGGCCTTAAGATAAGAGTTCCACCAAGAGCTTTCATTGATTTATAAAGCCTAGATTCACCATAACCAGTAATATTTGAAGTACTACCTGTGACCACATCACCAGTTGCGGAGCCAATCAATAATTCGAATTGTGCTTTGGATAGTTCAATAATACCCATCTCAATACTTGAAGTAGTACCAATACTAATATCATCTAAAAGGTTTTCGCCTGTCTGATCAGCTTTAACCTCAAAAGTATTTGCTTCAAGAGTTACACTTGACCCACCCTGCGCAGTCTTACCAAGTTTAGCACCAGTACCAGCTCTTGCAACAGTGAATGTAAACCCCGTTGCCCCTGAGTCAGTTTCAGCAGTAACTGCAAATGGTGATCTGTTCTCAACGTCAATCGTATCACCACTAACAGAGCTTGATACTAAAGCACTTGAAGCATCTAGGACAGTTTTAATTGCGGCCGCAATAACCTCAGCACTATCGCCAGTTGTTCTTGCCACCGGGCCATAAGATACTTTGCCTAAAATAGCTGGGTCAGTATCAAAATACACAACCCCTTTTACTTCCTCAAAGTTAGCATTAATATAGTTTAAGTCAAAATAAGTATCTTCTAGAGAATCAGCCACATCGGCCAAAGTCTTAATCGTTCTGCATTGTTTTTTACCGAAATAGGCATTGACTGCCTCTAGACGGATGTTTGTTTCTGTTACTTGGCAAGTCATATCTTCTCCTTGATATTTTATAATATATACAAACCCATCTTTGGGTTTAGTTTAAGCTGTATTTATGTCTACATATAAATTCTAATTGCATCCTAAATGCTTTGTCATTACTTATTTCTTGTATTGGTGTTATTCCGTTAGATTCTATATCAAAGAATATAGTGTCCTTAAGATTCGATAGAGCTATAACCTCGTCCCTTATACATCTAGCCTGATCATAGAGAGTATCAAAAGAAGCTATGGCTTTAAAACTAGGTTTAACATATATATCAACCTGAAAAGTTATTGATTCAATGTGACTTGTGTCATCTCTCTCATTCTCAATCGCACCAAGTATTAAATTATAATACTTATCAGCTAGGCTCTTTTTTGGATTATCGTCACCAAACACCTGACTACCCTGTGCGTTAAGGTTAGCATCTACTGCCTTCACTCTCTCGTCTATATAGGTTCTAAGTTCAGATATCATCTTTTATGTATCCTTATACCTCTTAATTGAGTCTTTTCTTCATCATCAGATATACCATCATCATTATTATCAATAGACATACGATACAACTTAAAAGCCTCGCCAAATTTCTGATCATAATTAATTGCTCTTTGATACTGTTTATCGTCGATATTTTCAGAGGTATCATAGAATATCTTAGATAACGCTAGGTATTTAGCCGCCTGTCTGATCTCACCAACCTCGAGAATGTCCCATTTAGTTAGATTTTCAGCACTAATTGCATCGCTTAATCTTGTCGAATTACCGCCGTTTCTAAGTGTTTGTATGATTTCATTTCTTGCATTAACGTGATAAGCAATAAAACTTGTATCACTACCTTGAGTATACTCATCTATACACCTTACATCCTGTCGTAAGTCGTTATCATCAGAAAACACAGTGTTAGCGCCCTGTATATCTACTACAAAGCTGTCTGCGCTCAATCTTATATAATACTTTGTATCTGAATTAATTTCATTAGAAGCCCAGTCTGAAGGTTTATCAAATGTAATAAAACCTGACCTAGTAAAACCTTTACTGTCATCCATTAACTTTAAAGTCTGGTAGGTAGTTCCGTTCCAATACTCCGCTGTTAAATTAATATCAGTTCCGCTAGGAGTTTTAAACTCAAAATAAGATTGATTAAAAGGCTTATACAGTCCAATATACAGTTTATCCTCTGTATCAGTAAAATCAACTTCAAAATCATCCCTAAGATAATCCCTACTGTCGTTTGTATGATCAATAAAAACCGAGTTATCATCATGATAAAATACTAAATCTCTCATGTCGTCCTTGTCCCTGCTGTTAAGGGCCACCAAAAATGGCCAGCTAATAAACCTTTAATCATCCCTAATATCCAAGGAAACACAGGCATGTTTTTACCTATGTCCCACATTGCCTCGCTTATAGTGTCACCAGGTACATTATTTGCTAGTGTCCACACCTCATAAGCTAAAGCTAATCCAATTATTATTAATGTAACTATCTTTGTTTTCTTCATTTTAAACGCCCCCTAATGGGGCTTGCTCTATATAGTCTATAAATGGCATACCCTCAAAGGCGGTACCAATAAAGTCAGAGTTTACTAATTCGCAATTGTAACCTATTGCCGAGTTATATTTTAAAGCTATTTCTCTAACCCACTGCCTGTAAGTCTCATATCCACCAGGAAATAAGCCGTTTACCCCTGTTGCTATAGGCTTGACATGTATTTCCATATGTCTTATTGCAGTTTCAAAACACCCATCTTTTAAATAATTCCTAAGCCTGTGTAACTGATCCGAAACACTTATAAAATCATCAATAGAGGTTATTGGCTCATTGTCTGAGATGTGAGCAAATATTCTCTTGTATAAAATAAACCCCTCTTCATTCCTTTCATCAGTAATATGTAATTCATGAATAAAAGAATCGGCCTGATAGTTATTCATGTAATCATCTAGCGCTTGTTTATCTACCCCCGCCAGTGTTTGAATAAAAAATACCCTAACAATATCGCCCTCTGACTCGCACTTTGAATAATAAGACGAAAATGATTGACCTAATAGCCAAGCCGTAATCTGTCCCATGTCTTTATTTGGTATATTATAAGTTTCTACAATCATAACCGCTTACCCTTGTTTTACTTGATGCCTTTTCTATTAAGCTAAATAAACTATTATTAATATCGTCCTTTAATCTATAAACTGATATTTCTTTTTTAAACCCTGCTATCATAATTCCGCTTTTATCCGGTCTAAACTCTTCTTCCCAGTCACTTGTTAAATAAGCGCACTTAAAATGAGAACATGCATCAGGTCTATTTTTATATATAGAACAGCCCGAATCACACAGCTTGCTACAAGTTTCCTTTGCTTTGGTTACACCTTCTACTTTTAAAACTGTGCAACAAATATTGCAATCACCGCAATCACTCACTAACTTCCTTTATTATTAAATTTCGTCTTATTCCAAGTGCCACTGCGACCGACGACCCGGCCCCTTCAACCCAAAACCTAATATCTATCGTGTGTGGTGATGCGCTTAAGCTACCTTGCCATTGTACTGGAATGTTGCCTATTTTATCATCATCATCATCACCCTTTACAGTCTGACTTCTTTCTGTTTCAGCTTCAAGCGTTCCATCTATAAAAACACCCACATGAACAGTTTCGTCTTTCCCGCTTCCGTTTTCTCCAAAATCACCGTTAAAAAATAATGTAATTTTATTACTAGCGTCATCAGGCGTGAAAGCTTTTGTCATTTCTGATATTACTGTTGCTGTCGCTGCGCTTGTTGCCGTTGTAGTTGGGGAGCCGGTACTTCCTACTATATAATCATTAAATATAGTTTTGTTAAAACTTAAGTTATTTATTTGTGCTTGTAATTTTCCGAATGCCTCTAATATTGTATCAGTAGCAAGTATGGCGGTACTGGTGGCAAAAGAGACGCCTGTTAAAACAGCAGTCAGCACACTAGATGCTGAAAACTCTATAGATACCGGAGTCCCTGAACCTTTTTTCTTATAAAGGTTACCGCTTGTAGTGTCGGGATATATGGCGGTTTGATTTGCTGATAATCCAGACGGCTCACCTTGATCTTCTAAAACTATATCGCTCATACTATAAGCCTCCCTGAACCTTTAATTTTAACTCTGGCCGTTCCTTCTAATATAGGGCTATGCAACCTTAAGACTTCTTGACCATATATTAATATCAACTCATCGGTGTAAGTTCTTCTTACAAGATGCATGATATCTCTTGTTTTATAGAGGTTTATCTTACCGTCAATAAGTGTCAAAACTTTCCTAATAAGCATTTTTTACCCTAATACAACTTGGTCTGTTATTTCAATATTCAATTCTGTTGCGCTTGAAGCTTTCCCTAAAAATTGATGTAACTGGGTTGCTGTAGTGTTAGGCGTTTCAGTTACCGCGCCCGTTGCTCCTAAGTACTGCCTAGCGCCTATAGTCATACCTGATAACTGGGTGTTTGTTCCTTCAAAATAAACATCACCATTAGCGCCAGAGGTGACACCAGCTAAAACAAATCCATCTGCATCGCGTCCGTTTGTCGCGTCTGCTTTTCTTATTTTAGGTGTAGAAGAATCATCAAAAATATTAACAAAATCTCCGGCTGCCAGTGTCTCACTCGCTTCAATAGAAAGTGTATCGGCTCCAACACCTACAGGCAAAAGAGAACTATCAAGCCTTCCTGTGCCGTCTGTTCTAACAATCTTTGAGGCATCCCCAGCTCCAGCACTTGCATTAATTGCTTGATCTAATTTCTTTTTACCACTTTCTAAATTTAAAAACTTACCATCATTTGCCATTATAAACTCCCTTTATAGCTCAATCGGTTCTTCTATATTAATTTGTATTGCACCCGTTCCCAGGCTAGTTCCTATTTTAGTTCTAAATCCCGTAATAGGAGCAACATTTGTTATCGCTCCGCTATTTCCCAAATATAAAGGGTCATTTAAAGGGAAATTAAAACTACTATCCTCTAATCTTCCTATTATTTGATATTTCACTTGATTACCATTAGTATTACCTGTTATTGATACACCTATAACCGTTGCTTCGTTTGATGTAGTGTCCTTGTCTGCGTGTGAGATACCATTTATTGTTTTATAAATTGCTTTTATTGCACTAACTGTTCCATCAGCTAAATCAAATTCTATATTAGAGCCACCCGTAACAATTTCAACTGGAACACTTTCACCATCAGGCATTACAATTGTAACTCTGTCAGCTTTCTCGCCGCCTATTACTGTTCTAATGTTAGAGTTAGGAGTTACGCCCATTATTTAATCTCCACATCTTGAATCATGTCTTTTAGCTCTGGTCTCTTGTAGTTATTGATATCTGCGTAAAACCAAACTATCCATTTCTTACCATCTTTCAAAGGTGACATATAGTTATAGCCACGCCCATTGATAGCGTTGTTTGCCCACATGAGGCCCTGTAATTCTAAAGCTGTTTTAGCTTCTAGAAATATAGGTATGTTATTTAATTTAGTTATTTCCATAAATTAAAAAGCACCCCTGAGTTAACAGGGATGCCATATTAAACCTTAATTAATTTTAAGCTCCGTCAGAGTCATAAACTACTGCTCTAACACCATCAGCTAGAAATTTAGCTCCATACAGATGAGTCATAGCGTATTCAGTTCTATGTAAAAGAGTCTTATACTCGGAACTAAAAGAGATAGCCATTTGTCTAGCAAAAGCTACTGACTCTCTATGGTAGGCCTGAAAGCCACCATCAATAATAGAGGGCGAGCTTGATTCTACGATAGTAAATCCATGTATACGTGTAACAAATCCATTCTCACGCGCAGACGAATTACCAAATTGATCGGCGTTTACAATGGTGTTGTCGTCAAGTAAAAGCTTAACAAATGCTGGAGAAGCAGCAATATACCTATCAAGCCTTGAAACATTAGCCTCATCTAGAAGTTTTTTCGCATTTGAAATATCTTCTAACGGATTAGCTGTTAATTGGAGCCTGTGGTCTGGAGCCGCTGTACTAACGCCAGCATCAATAAGACTAAATATATAGTCATCAATATCTGCGGCCATTCTTACAGCGCCTTGTGAAACTGCCTGTGAAACTGCATTTACCTTTGATTGTAGGCTAGATTTTTGAGAGATAGCCCACGCGATTGATTCATGCTTATCCAGGTCTAATTGGTTCGCACTTGGGTCAATTGTGCTTGCTGAAACGCCTGTAGATTCATCAACAGGCTGAGAAGATAGCTCGTTAAACAAAATAATATCCAATCTGTCCATCCCTGGCATTACTTCATTTGATCTATCGTTAATTGTTGGTAGTGCAACAGACGCTTGCTGTAGCACAGTAGTCAAAGTAGTTGAGACTTTTTTCTCAATTGCTTCGGCCATTTCTGTAGTAGTTGTTACTGCCATTTTTTATTCCTTTTTAAATAGCCCCTGACTTAATCCCACTTAGAATTAAATCTTCTAGGCTCGTTTCTTGTTTTACTTCTTTATATCCTTCAGGTGGTCTCTCTCCCATTCCATGAGGTTTTACACCTGTATTAAAAAGATGCGGTTTTAACTTCATCACCACTTCAACGGCTTCTTTGATGCCACCTACTTCAAGGTTTTCTTCATCAATAGTAAGCGAGCTTTTGTCTAGTGAATTAATCACATCATTTACATCAAATGCATTCGAAGCGTGACGAGATACTTCAAAGTTAAGCTTCTGCCTCATTACGTCTGTGCGTATAGACTTATTCTTTTCTTCTAATTCAAAAGCCCTATTCTTTTCGATATCTAATAATTCTTTCCAATTCTCAGACTCTTCAAGTTGTGTCTTTTGCTTTGTTTCTACGTCAGTTCTTAGACCTTGATACTTGTTCTTATACGTTTTAGATTCGTTTAATAATCTCTCGTTCGTATTCTCAAGTTTTTCTAGTCTTGCCTGTAATGCTTCAATGTTGATCGCTGGTGTCTGCTCTGGCGCTTCTGCTGTTGCTTCTACTTGTTGATCATTTACTTGTTCTTGGACTTGCTCCATGATTCACTCCTTGGCTATTCAGCCTAAAATTTTATTAATTACTTGAGTTGCGACTTCACGCAATCTCAGCTCTATATTTCTGTTAAATTTCTCACCTGAACTACTGGGAAGCATTGCACGTCTGGGAACATTATTAGTGCCCTTATTGTGGTACTCAGCTTTATCATCCGTGAATGATATAGTAGCTCCAGTTGATGTGGCTTTTGATGTTATTGATCTAAGCATTTCTCCAGTAAGTGTTAAGTTAACTGGGCTTCGCTTCTTGTTCTTTACATAACCCTTTTTAATGGCCGTAACATATGATGTGGAATACTTAACGAACCTACCACCTACACTAGCAACAGGACTAATTCCTTTTTTAATGAACTCAATGATAAATTGAGGTGCAGATATAGCAATAGCTTTATTAATAGCAGGATTAACTTTACTAAGATTCTTTCTAAGTTTTCTAGTGTCTACCTTGACACGTACATTCGCCATACTATTCCTTATATGCCAAATTCGTCAAAGAAACTTCTTCCTAAAACTTCATCTATATCTATGTTAAATATATTCTCGTCTAATGGTATTATAGTGGTATCTTCTTCGGGTTGTCTAATTACTTTATTATCGTTAATTATTTGCTTAATACCTACCGTAATACTCTTTTTAAATTTCTCTCTCTCGCTTGGTATAAATCGCCTTGTAGGAAGAGTACTCTTACCACTGAAGTTGTTGTGTCCATCAGCTTTACCTTGCTCTCCTGCTTTAAATATACCTATTTCTATCTTATCGCCCTTCTTATTCTTCGAGGTTAGCGCGTTTAATAGATCACCATCTAAATCTAAGTTAGGATTAGTGTCCCCACCTTTCTCCTCCTTAGCATACTCTTTATTGAGCTTCTTGAAGCTACCTCTATTAGCGACAGGGCTTTTACCATCACCAAGATTAAGCAGCATTTCATTAACAACGAATTCACCTATTTCCTTCTTTACCTTAGCTTTACTGCTTTGGGGTATTTCCGAAAGATCCAGGTTGAGTATCTTCGTCTGCTTGGGATACTTGGAAGCCATTCATCACCTTTTTCATATTGTCTTGTTTTTCTTTTTCGATATCTTCTATTTCTTGTAACGCGTCTTTCTCAGACAAGTTAGGGTCTAACTCCATCAATGCCTGATATTTCTTCATAAGACCCATCTCTATGCGCATCTTAATATTATCTAGAGTCTCTTTATCTGTGATTAATACTTTAGGCTTCTTAAAAGTAATTTTAAGTGAATCTTTGTCTTCAAAAACAGCACTACCTATGTATCTTTCCCATGCTTTTATAATCTGAAACATTTGCTTTTCAGTTTCTACATACATTTGCTGCATTTTTTCTATAATATCCTGAACATTTGCATTCTTTATGGCCAAGGCGATACCAGAGCTTGAAGCTTCAATATCTTTGCCCATTACTTGCCCGACACTAATCCCATGCTGAGCTAAAACACCCTCTAAATAAGTCATGTATGAGTCTTTTTGACCTGCTAGGTCTGGATTAGGAGAAACGAAACTAAAGTCGGTCTCACTATCCTCTTCATTCGAAGATTGAGGTAGTTCAATTACATCTGTTAGCCCTGTGCTTATATTATCAAATTGCCCTTGCATATTCTCTGGGTATTTAAAAACACTAACCGAAGTCCCTTGCAAATTAGCGGCGCTTATTAATTCAGAAATCATTGCTCCGAACTTAGTTGACTGCTCGCCAATTGGATTAGGTGTGGGGTAGTCTATGGCAAGCTCAGTTGATAAGAATACAAAGGGTAATTTACCAAGTATGTTAATATTACCTGTATTATTAGGATTAGGCATGTAGGTAACACTCTTTTTTACTTTGACACCTTCTCTTGTTGCAATTTCATTAGTCTCTACCTTTACGACTACATAGTTATCTCTCGACCACATTCTATAGATTTTAGATTGAGCAGCACTATCGGCTTGAGACTCAGCAAGAATACCGTCTATGCCATCCCCTGAGTCAGCCCCCGTAGTTATATCTCTGTGGGCATGGTTTAAAATTACACCTA